CGATGATAGTACGGGAGCGCATATCCAGCCACGCAACCAGTTTCGGGCGCACGGCCTTGATCTTGCCGTTCGGGGCCGTCCACTGCACCCAAAAGTCGAAGGTGTGCTCGTCGCCAACAACATACTCCATGACTTGAAGGCTCGTCGCGTCGCGCTTGCCCTTCATCATCCGCTTGTTCTTCCACTCCCGCGTCCCATTGGCGGCGAGGAACCGGGCAGACTCCGCACCCCGCTGTCCCATGAGGAACTTGATATACCGGGCCACCGTCTTGATGGAGGGATACTCCTCCCACTCCCGCCGCTCCGCCTCCAGCTCAAACCGTTCATAGAGCATCTCGATCGTGCCGAGGTTCGCCGCGAACCGCTTGTCGAACCAGATGTTCTCAATGATCGCCTTCTGCTCGTCCGTCAAGCTCGGGAACGTACCCGTCTCCTTTGGCTTCCGGCACAGCGCCAGCGCCCGGAAGTAGTCCCGGCTCTTGCCGTCCTCCTTCTCCAGCTTCAGCGCCCATGCGTTCGCCTCCAGCACGTTCTTCATGTAGCGGTACAGACTCTGCGGGCTGATCCCCAGCCCCAGCGCGTACCGTTCGGCGTAGCCCGTGCGGTCAGGGCCGTCATAGTCGATGAAGTCCTGCACCCGCGCCGCCAGCTCTACCGCCTCATAGAAGCGCTTCTTGTTCGCCTCCGTGTACTGGTTCAGGTCGGCGGTGACGTACCACGGCACGGCCTCCTGTGCTCTCTTGTCTATGATGACCTCACTCCCTTCCACCTTCTGCGCAGCTCGCCATGCCTTCCGCGCCTTTGCCGAGAGGGAGCTTGTCGAGATCAACACCTGATCCTTGCCGCCGCCCTCCCGGGCCTGTGACTTTACGTTATGCTGTTCGGGGCTTCTTTGAACGCGCTTCTTCATGGCCTCGTAAGTGATACCTTCAAAAGCCGCTGCCTCCTCCAGCGTGATGAATACGTCCGGCACTCCGTTCCCTCCCTTCCGTGCGTCATGCCGCGATCGCCCGCTCCGCCTTCTTCGGGTCGAGCGCGAGGGCGGCGATGATCGCCGGGAGGTACTTCTCACCCGAGCGTGTCCCGTTCAGGATGTAGCTCATGTACTGCGGGCTTGTACCTACCGTGGCCGCCAGCTCCGCCCGGCTCATATCCCGGTCAGCCAGCGCCTTCACCACCATCTTCCCGAACGGCGTCAGCCGTTTCTTCGGGCCTCTCATCGCTTGCCCTCCTTTCTCCTTGTTCTTAGACTTACTTCCGAATGACCGCCCAGCCCAGCGAGACTGCCACACCTATAAACGCGGTGACGCTCACGGCGGGGACGGGGCAGCGCATCAGCAGCAGCGCCGCCGCGAAGCCCAGCGTCGCGAGCAGGATGAGCCCCGCCGTGATGATGAACGCCGCCGCGCTTTGCGCCGTGCGCCCCGCACGCTTTCGCGCCTCCCGCTTCACTTCTCTCTCAAGTAAGTTGAGAACAAGGTCGTAGCTGCGCACGCTCTGTGCCGCTTCAAAGAATTGCTGCTCCATCCCCGGCAGCGCCCGGAACGGGTCGCGGGGGTTGCCCGCCTCCCGCAGCCGCGCCGCCGCGTTTCGCCGTGCGATGACGGTCGCGCCGATCGCGGTCTTGAGGTCTTCTGTGCTGAACATTCTGCTGCTCCTTTCCTTTGCCCTCCTGCTCGTGTATAATGGAGCTGGGCCGCTGCCCGGGGAGGGGGTGTTGTCTATGGCTGATGCTACCCTTGATGCCGTCGAGCGTGTACTCGACGAGGTCGACAAGAGCCGCGACGTTGACTGGTCTATTCTCGGCGAGCGTCTTCGCTCTGCCGTTCTCGACTCTGGCGAGCACGTTGACGCTGGGTTCACCGAAGCTCAGAAAGCGGCGATTGTTGCCGTCTGCCGGGAAACTTATTATGCGGCGTCAGTAGTCGCAAGGGCCTACGCCTTCAAGGCTGTCGAGGCTCTTCTGGAGCGGAGGGGCGAGTGAGCGCTTCTGCTACGTACTCCATGCGCCCCTCCCTGATCCTCTCCGCCGCCTCTCGGATTGCTTTCACTGGAGGATGGTAGTAGGCGGGAGCATCATCCGGAGCCGTCCGCTTGTCGGGCGGCTCTTTCTCTTTGAGTGGCTCGCCTGTCAGCCATGCCAGCCAGCACGCGCGGCAGCTCACGCCGTCACAGTGGGCGGGGATAGTTGGCGGGCACGGTGCGGAGATGATGTCCGCGATCTCACCCGCCGTGGCCTCCGGGGCCTTGAGCAGTTCAAGTCCTGTCATGCTGCGCCTCCCGGTATTTCTTCACCGCGTGGTTCATGGTGTAGAGGCGGTTCAACTCCCGGAGCAGCCGATCATACTCCCGTTGCATCGTCTCCCTCGCGTGGCCCGTCAGCTTGCCCATCTGCCCGTCGACGTCGACCGCCATGCGGAACACGTTGCGGTAGATCGTGCAGTCGTTCTCCGGGCACTCGCCGAGAAGCGCCGTCCCGAGCTGGTGGAGCTCCTCCAGCCGATGCGCCGAGATGCGCTCTGTCTCGTGCTGGAAGCCGTTGAACAGCTCACCGCCGTCCTTGGTGTATTCGTCCACCTCCCGCAGCAGGCGCCGCAGCCGGGAGAGGTCTTCAAAGCTCACGCCCTCCAGCACCGTCTCCCACGCTGCGCCCGCCTCGGCGATCTGCGCCGCATAGTGCTCGCACTCGTTCTCCTGCAGGATCTGTCCGTCCCGCAGCGCCGCAAGGTAGGCCAGCGCCTCATGTCCGCCAAGCAGGGCGGTCAGGGTGTCCTCAGCGTGCCTCACGCCCTCGATGTGCTCCCGCAGTGCCCGCTCGCTCCGCTCCCGGATGCGCAGGTCTTGTGCCTCCGCGTCCTCGTAGAGCTGTCCCAGCGGGCACTTCGCGCAAATGGCGTCCAGCTCCTCCTGCGTGTGTCCGGCCCGGTTCTTGCACCGTTCGTCGCACACGAACGCCAGCAGCTCTTCGGGGTTGCGCGGCATGGGGCCGTCCAGCCGTCCCGCGCCGAAGGTGTCCGGGTCGGTGATAACCTCGCTCTCCGGCAGGAAGCCGATCTGATGCAGCGCCATCTTGAAGCCGTAAAGCTCGTGCGCGGCGGTGCGCGGGTCGGTGTCGGGGTAGTGCTTGCTCTTGACCTGCGTGGCAAGGCGGCGCGTCCAGCCCTCGATCAGGGCGGCGGGCTCCACCGTCTCCTCGGTATAGCTCTCATTCGTTTCCACGGCGGCGGTGTAGGTGGGCGGCTCATCCGTGATGTCCTCCTCGGACTCCAGCCCCCGTGCCAGCTCCACGGCCACCTCCAGCGTGTCCGCGTCGTCGTACTCCATCGCGCCCCGGTCGATGTCCAGATTGCCCGTGTAGACCTCCGCGTCGATCACGCCGTACTCTCCGAGGGCCGTGCCCTCGTACTCGCGCTTCTCGCGGTCGTTGAACTTGACCACGAGGAAGCCGTTGATCTTCTTGATCTTTCTCATGCTGCCGTCATTCCTTTCTGCCCTGCCATCTTCAGACCGGGTGGGGCAGTTCCCGGTGACGCCCTTCCGGGCGTTTCGGCTTAGTGGTGGGTCGCTTCAAAGTTCTCAATCGCCCAGCGGTTGCCCGTGGCGTACACGGCCCGCCGCGTCCGATCCTGTGGCGTTTCCCGCCTCGGCATGGCCGCCAGTGCCTCCATCATGCCGCACCTCGGGCAGATGTCTGTCTGGTTGTCCACTCGCGACAGCGCGGGCGGCTCGTCGTATGCTCGCCCACACAGTGGGCAGATGTGCGGTTGCTCCTTCATGCTGCTGCTCCTTCCTGCAAAGCTCATCCGGTCAGTGGCGGGATGACGCGGATCGTGTCGTGGTACTTGTTCAGAATGATTAGCTCGCCGTTTGCTTTCTGCTTCACGACCAGCCAGTTCTCCGGGGCGAGGCCCGCTTGCCCGAGCCGGATCTTCTGCTTGCGGGTGGGCTTCTTGCCGCGTCTCATGATCTGCCTCCTTTCCTTTTCTCGGCGTTTGTGGTAGAGCAAAAGCGAACGGCGGTCGGCGGAATTAAATCTAAGAGTCGCTTAGGTGTTGGTGGGCTTTAGCAGTCCGTCAGGGTGTCGCCCTTGACCTCGTAACGATTGGGGCCGATGATGACGAAGGCCAGCATATTGGTCGTGCCGTCATGGTTGACCTGATTGATCGCCTCGTCCAGCTTGCCGTTGGTGACGTGGACTTTCTCCATGCTGCCGGTGCCGGTGTCCAACAGGCCGAAGCCGTTGGCCTCCTCCGGGGTATCTCCGACAGTGGTGAGGGCCATCTCGTCGGGGGTGATCTCGTTGCGGCCCGGTTCCAAGTTGAAACCCGCCTCCGCCTCCTTCAAGGCGTCGTTCGTCTCTTCCAGTGTGGCCTCGCCAGTGGTGTACTTGAACAGGATGTCTGCGATGTCGTTCTTCATGTTGTCGTTCTCCTTCTGAAAAACGCCTCCGCCGCTCGCTTTTACTCTACCGTTCGCCGATTTGCTATTTCCTTTTCGGTCGGGGTGTGCTATGATTTATTTTGCTTTATTCATAAACCACTTTTCGCACTTAGTATAGCTCGCATTTACGAGTTTGTCAATAGTTTTGCGTGTGAATTACCCGCAATTTCGAGGAGGTATTTTTGTGTTCAGTGCCCTACTAAAAAAACTACGCTCTGAAAAGAACCTTACCCAAGGCCAGCTTGCGAAAGAAGTTGGCGTTTCTCCCGGAAACGTCGGCGATTGGGAGACTGGGAAAAGCAAGCCGGGGTATAATGCGCTTGCTTCGCTTGCCCGAATTTTCGAGGTGTCCGCCGACTACTTACTCGAAATTGAACCGTCCCCCGCAAAAGCGAGCGACGACCTCTTCGCCCATCAGAAGACGGCGGGTTTGATCTGCGACGGCTCGCCGCTGGAGGGCGAGGAGGCCGATCTGATCGCCATGTATCGCCTCCTGCCGGAGGAGCAGCGGGAGGACATTTTTGACCTCGTTCATCTCAAATATCGAAAGCACGTCGAACGGAAAAAAGAGTCTATTTACTGGACGTATCACAACGGCAGCTCCGCAACAAAAAGCGGCCCCGCCGAGGACGCTGAAGCCCAAGGTGGAACCGCTTGATTTTTTGCGCTGTTTTGATTTAGTTGTAAATCTGTTTTCTGTCCCATTGATGAAGCGGCGAAAAACGAGGGTCGAAAGCCCGAAAACCCTTGAAAACAGGGCAATGGGACACAGTCCCATCGGTTTTGCAGATTTGTCCCATTGCTCGCCGCCTGTTTTGCCCCGCTTCGCCGCCCCGCCGCGCACGCCTCGCACGGCCAGCGCACGCCCTAATCCCCGCCGATCCGCGCCGAAAAGCCCCGTTTTCCCCAAAACTCGCAC